GCTGCCGTGAACCTCTTGCCGGCCTCTCGATCGTTGCGGTCATGGAGCATCCGGGCCGTGTGTCGCCAAGCTGTGACGCCCTCGTCGTCGTCGGCCAGGTGCTTGGGGTACGGCGGGATCACATGCCCGGCACGGGGCAACAGGCCGCCAATGGGCAGGCTCTTGTCCCACGCATGGCTGACCTGGTCCAACATCCAACCGTTGACCCGCCAGGCCACACCCTGTTGGATGTTGGCGGCCACCAGGAACGCATCGAACTCAGAAGACTGAGCTGCGATCAGGTCCCCGTTGTCCTTGAACAACGTGTTGCCAGGCAACCCTTCGGTCCAGTAACCCCCGGTCAATGGGTCTGACCAATCCCGGGGCGGAACGATGGTGGGCAACGCAAAGGGACACAGCAAGCGTTGCTGCTCCTCGGCGTTGCGAACCCACTCAAGCGCTGCATCGGTGGCCCGCACACGTTTCACCGTGCGCATGGCCCCGCGCTCCTGGTACACCTCGATCAAGCCGGTGTGCAATTCGACCAGGTGGACAAGGAACACACCGACACTGAGCTTCTCTTGAGGGGTCCAGATCTCCGAGTTCTTCATGCGCATGGCATCAGCCCGCTTGTGCGCGAACCGACGACGCACCCGTTGGTGTGACTTCAGTTCGTACTCGGATGCCCGGGCCAGCATGGTCTCAAGCCACAGCCGTTCAGCCAAGGCGTAGGCCAGGGCCTGGAACTTGGGGGCTTGAGTCAGCTGATCAATCACCACACGCATGGCCACCGCTGCGATCTTGTGGGGTGCTAGCTGCAGCAGCGGGCCCATGTGGGCGTAGCCACGGCCAGCACGTCCATCACGCATCGCGTGGCGGTGCTTGCGCAAGTCCCTGATGATCCGGTCCACACCCATGGCAGCGAGTACGTCGCCATGGGTGGAGAGAGACTCCATGCCTTGCTCACGGCGCTTGTTCATTCGGGAAACGAACGCATCAGCGCCGATCTGCAACATCTCACGCTCAAGGGCAAGCTGGTCCTCAAGCGTTGCCACGCTTCCAGCCACCCACGTAGCCCAACTTCAACAACGCCGTTGATGCAGTGTCAAACGCACCCTCCGGGAATGTTTTAATCCAGGCCTCGAACGCATTGCGCACGGTGTCGACGGTGTCCGGTTCGAGGTTCAGGTCATCGGGTGCGTACGTCCAGTGAGAAGTGCCATCCATATACGGGAGCTGAAAGTAACCTAGGTACCAGCCATAACCTTTGGCGTACCAAAGGACGTTGCCCTTGTTGTTGGACTGTGACTTGGTTGGCATGTAGTCAACCGAGTGAACGTTTTCAGGAAGCAGATCGTTTGCCATTGTTGTTGGTGATGATAGTGATCTTGGTGTGAGTTGGATACCTGTTGGCCGCAAACTTTGCAGCCTCGGCCTTTGAGGTGGCACGGATCCGCTCGCGCATTGGACGCATGCCGCTGAACGTGACAACTATTTCATAAAGCTTGGCATTTGGGTTCGATGTTCGACTTAATCCTTCACCAATGATGGCTCCGCTGTCATCGCGCATATGCAGAAGGAAGTTTTCGACGGAAGCCTGGCTGCCCCACCCCTTGCTGCTCATTGGTCGGCCTCCGCTTTCAAGCGTTGAGCCACCCCGGTCACTGCCAGGTGGCAGATCTTGTGCTCCGAGTACGGCGGGGCCCATGTCTCTACCTCCTTGGCCAACAGGCGCAACACTTCCCGCATGCGGTCAGGGCTGGTGATGGTCATCGAGTTGTTGGCCAAGGACCAGAACGCATCCAGCATCCGGAGCGGAAGCGTCTCCATCGAGTCGACGACGACGGGGGGCTGGTTGTTGGTTGTTGGTTCAGCCATCGGCACCCTCCACCCCAGGCACCGGCCCGATGGCGGGGCGGCCCCATCGGGCGAGGATGGCGCGAACTCCGGCCATGACCTGATCGTGCCACCCTTCCCAATAAGTGCGGCCAGTGCCGTCTGATTCGCCTTCCATGGTGTCAACTCCGGCGTCAATCAGGCACTCTGCAATCTCCGCATCCGTCGGCCCCTGCGGCTCGGGCTGGGCCAGGGCGGCGCGGGCGCGGGCCATGACCGAAGCCTCGGGTGATGAACACCCCACTTCATCGGCCACTGCTCGCCGCAAAGCCTGTATTTCGCTCAACAACTCAGCACACAGCGCACGAAAGTCAGTCATTGGCGCCCTCCAGCTCGGCGGCGATGTCGAGAAGTTGTTGGCGCGTTGTGCGTCGTTGAATCGCAAATGCCTGCGGTGCGCCAGGCGAAAAGGAAAGGGGGTTGTCATCCGGCACCACCTGATCCGCAGCAGCTCGCAGCGCGGCGGCGACAGTAGGGGCATCGAGTCGCCAACCACAGTCCCGGATCTGTTGCTGATCGGTGTACAGAGCAATCACGGCATCTTTCACCGCCTGCGCGGCGCGGGAGAGAGGTTCAGCCATTGCCACCCTCCAGCCTGTTAGCCACCAACTGTGCATAGCAAGCGATGTCACGCCAGTGATCAGGTTCAGCTGCGTTCCCGGCAATGATGCGCCCGATCTTGTGGGCGATCATGTCGAGCGTCTCGGCCATGTCGGGGTCGAGCCTGCGGTCCAGGTCAGCGACGTGGTGGGTAATGACACGCTTCAGGTCTTGGGTGATGGCAGAGTGGATCTCGTAATCCCCATGCGTTTTCTCCCGTTCTGCGAGGAGGGCATTGATGTCTGTTGTCATGCGGCCTCTGGTGGTGTGGGTTGGTTGTTGGTGGATCCAAGGAATCGAGCTGCTTGTTGGCGGTCCCGGCGACCGAGCGCGGTCAACAGGTACCCCTCGGTGCTGGGCCTGATCAATGCTGATTGATTCAACATCGACAGCTGTGCCTTGATGGCGCTTTGCAGCCACGCTGTCTCCCGGGTCAGGTAAGCGACGCGGACCGCTGTCTCCAGCTGGTCCAACGACAGGGCCTGTGGGTAGACAAGCCACATGGCGTTGAGCAGGTCGGATCGGAGCTGGGCCAACACAACGGCTTCGGGTTTCATTTGATTGGGTCGGCTGTTGGTAATGCTGCATCCTCGCCGGCCCGGTAGGTGCTGAGCACGTGCTGGGCCCAGGCCGCGGCGAGGATCACGGCCTGGCTGTTGGGCGTGGTGCTGTATCTGGCTCGCCACCAAGAGCGGTAAGCCTCCATCAGTTCGTAAGCAGTGGGCATAAGGGTGCCTCGAGTGTGGGTGTTGTGGTGCTGCGCCGGTGAGGGCAGCAGAGAAGGGGCGCTGGCCCCCTCCGTGCTGGCTTCAGATGACCGGGTGACCGTCGTGGCCAATGACCGGGTTGGCTCGATGCCAGGCCTCTAGTTCCCTGTAGTGAGCGTCAAGGGCTGGCCGTGCCTCACATGCGATGCACTCGGCGTCGCTGCGAACGTGTGGGCAGTAGCTGCCAGCGCAGGGATACGGGCAGCTGGGGCGGGTGGTGGTGGGTGCCATTAGATCCACTCCCCCTGGATGCAGGAACCGAGCCGTACAGCTGCTGCCAGGCGTTCACCGTGGGCGATTGCGTCTCGCTCGTTGTAGTGCAGGGTTCTGTTGTTGCCGATCTGGCAGGCCCAGGCGGTGTGGGTCATGCTCCACCAAACCAGGGCAACTGGTGCTGTGCTGTTCATGGTGCGTGGCTGCGTTGGGTGTGTTGCTGCTGTGAGGGCAGCAAAGAAGGGAGCGTGCTCCCCTCCGTGCTGTCGTCAGGCCTCCACCCATACGGCCTGGGTCAGGTCGTAGCGAGGGTCGTCAAGGTCCTTAACCGACCAAGCGATTCGCGTCAGCGCACCGGGCACCGGGTCACGATGCCGGCCCGTCACAAACAACGGGTAACCAGCAACCGGGCCGGGTTTGACCGTCTCGATCAACCAATCAGGCGCGGATCCTTTGGTCTCGTATCGCTTGCCTCCGCAATCGAAGTAACCGGGCGGCACACCCCAGCGGGCAGCGACGGTGTGGATGGGCAGAGTTGTGGTGGTGGTGTTGTTCATGGTCCGGGAAAATGGATGCGGGTTGAGTGATCGGGGATTGAGGTGTAGACCGTGGGTTGCGGCAGATGGGCCAGGGTCAGGAGCCAGAGCGCTGAGGTCATGGAAACGACGGCCAGGACCGTTACGAGTGGGTGTCGCATGGGTCAGCCTTCCCAGCAGAAGAGACCAGCGAACCAGAGCCGGGCGTCGGCGGTGTCCGGGCTGTGGTACCGGGTCCAAGGCGTGCCCCAGTCCTGGTGCTCGAGCCAGCAGCGGCACGGCTCGCCGTTGCACAGCTCACCCATCAGGCGAAGGGCTGGCCCGCCTGTGGTGATGAGCACCTGAAACTCGGTTGGCTCCATGGATGCTGTTTCGTCTGGGCACCGCCAGCCTTCCCGGATCTCGACCGACAGTGCAGCTTCCCGCATGGCGTCTTCGATCCATTGGCTTACAACGTCGTGGTTTGTGCCGTCGTAGCCCTGTTCTTTGAGCACTGCCTTGGCTTCGGTCGACAGGTACTTGCCTTCGCCTTCCTCAATGCAGAATTGCCACGCCTCATGGGCTGCGGCGATGCTCTTGGCCCATGCCTTGGCGTTGGTCTCGGCTGAACTGAGATCTGTTGTCGGCGTTGTTGTCGTTGTTGTCACGGTGCGTTTCTGCGGTGTTGTTGTTGAGGCCCTGTTTACCGGCTAACGCCGGAGCGGCAGGGTTGATGAAATGGGGGCCCGGTGTGGGCCCGGTGTAACTGCGGCCTAGGTCGTCTCAATTAACTGAGAACCGACCCGGCGCCATTGGCGGCGACGTCTCGGGGCTGGGGCTGGGGCTGGGGCTGGGGCTGGGGCAGCGTGGCCCCGTCCCAGAATCCAGCCCTCGCCCTTACAGCTGAAACAGACGCCGCCTTGGATATGGGCGAACCAGGGCATAGAGCCGGTGCCGTTACATCCCCAAGGGCATTCGTAAGCATTGGGGTTCCCGGGCCATGGGTTGGGCTTAGGGTCTCGCATCGGATCAATACCCCAGCCAGGTGAGCAGGGCAGCCGCGTCGTAGAGATCTGGCAGGGCATGGGCACAGCAGTGGTCGAGCCAGGCGCCGAAGGTCTCGCCGTGGCCTTGGAGGATGGCCTTTGTGTCGCTGTGGGTGTACCGGCCATCACGGCCAGCCCAGCTCAGCATCGCGGTTTTGCTGTCGGTCAGCTCCTGGGTTGCTCGGTCAATGGGCACGGCGTAATCGGCCAACAGGCGTTCGGCTGGTGTTGCTGTTGTCGTTGTCATGGCTTCAGGTCTGCGGATGGGATGGGATGGGTTCAGGTCTCAGGCCGCCAAGGCCAGACGCACTCGGTACCGGGTCACACCCAGGTGCTCGGCAATGCGGCGCTGTGACCAGCCGGAGCGGCTCAGGCGTCGTGCTCGCTGCTCAGTCGACTCGGTGGCCCAAAGGATCACCAGGACGGGCAGCAGCAGGGCAGCGAGGCACAGGGCCAGGAAAGACGTTGTCACTTGATTTACTGCGGTTGGTTGTGTTGCAACTTTGGACCTTCGGCCCGGTTGCCCCCTGAGTATAAGCACAGGTCAAGCCGGGTGAAGTTTGGGGGGCGAGGTGTGATCTGGGGACCAGGGTCGGGAATGAGAATCATTCTCACCGGACCCCCTGGTCACCCCTGCCGACCCTGGCCAAATCCTCCTGTCCAGCCTGCGCACCTGCCTGTCTGACAGGTACGCAATGGCCCAGACCCCTTGGTATCACTGGGCTTTGCCCGCCTCTGGACAGCCCCCAGGTCCATTTTGGACAAGCGGGGCCAACCCCGGAGGGGGGGTGTGCCCCGCTGACGCCTATAGCGTAAGCCCTTCACATTTTTGGGTCAAAAATCTACCCAACAAAAGCCCCTCACATTTTTCCACCAAAAAGTCACCCCCGTTCCCCACTTTTCCCTCTGGTCTGGACCCCGGTGAAACGACGTCCGCCATAATTCAATAGAGGTAAATACAGGTGTCTATGGTTCTCTATGGTTCACCATGTATTTTCATCATCAGTACCAATGAAAGAAAATCCTGGTCAACCATATTACTCCTAGGTTAACCATGTGCTTGGTATTACCTTACCTCCTAACCGCTTCCCTTCGGGAAGCTATACACTATGGTCAACCATAGTATCTATATTTAACTATAGTAACTATAGGGGGGGGGATTTTTCCCCTTCTTCACTCACGCACACATATGTACTACTGCCACCGCTCTGGCCCGGTAGGGCCTGTAGGTGAGCAGATCTCCTGGTCCTGGGTCCTACCATTGGCCCATTAGCCCCCCCTGTGCCCCCATGGGTCGCCCTAACGAATCCGAGGCCTCACGGGTCCTGTCGAACCTCCACACCGACCTGGCGCTTCACCTGCGGTCCAGGCTCGACGATGGGTCCATCAGCACCGCTGAGCTGAACATCTTGCGTCAGTTCCTCAAGGACAACGGCATCTCAGCTCAGCCGGTGGCCGGCACCAGCTTTGGGGACCTAGTGGCCTCCTTGCCGGATATGGATAAGATTGTGCAGATGCCACGGCGCAAGGCCGCCTAGAACCTCCCATGCCTGATCCCGCCGACATCCCATCCGGGTTCTACATCTCGACCCCGACCAACAACGCGATCGCCAATGCCCCGGCCATCGGCATTGGCCCCGCTGGGTTCGGCACCGTGACCCAGGGCACCAGCAAGTCCACGACCGTCGTCGTCAACGCCAAGGCTGGCGTCGTCACCATGCACAACGCTGCCCTGGCCGCCAGTGCTGCCGTCCAGTTCACGATGACCAACAGCGCCATCAGCGGCACCGACGTCGTCAACGTCAACCAAGGCACGGGTGGCACCGCTGGCTCGTACCAAGCCCACTGCGTTGACGTTGGTGCCGGCACGGCCATTTTCCGCGTGGTCAACACCAGCGCCGGGTCGTTGAGCGAAGCCGTGACCCTGAACTTTGTGGTCATTGACACCACTGCCGGTTAAACCGCCATGTCCAGTCCCGTCGTCACCACCCTGGCCGGCACAGGGACCAGCTTTGAGGGTCTGGTGGTGTTGCTGCCAGATTTGGATAAGGTGGTAGCAATCAAGCCCAGGAGGGCTGCGTAGCCATGCCCGCTTTCCCCGCTGGCACCAACGAACAGTTGGCACCCATGGAGGTCCGAGGTGTAGGCGGTGCTGCTGTCGCAGTATCTGGACCGCTGACTGATGCTCAGCTGCGAGCCGCTGCGGTCCCAACCATTTCACCAGCGGCATTGCTCACCAGCTACAACGTCGCTGGTGTCATTGCAATCAATACGGTGCTGGCCACGCTTGATTGCAGTCAGTACCGCAGCGTCAGCATTCAATGCAGCTCAATAGGCACCACGGGCGTGGTGACGCCGGAGTGGAGCAACGACAACAGCACATGGGTGGCAGCCACGATCCTCACCCAGGCGGGCGCCACGGCCACCACGTTCAACGCTGCTGGCCTCTGGGTGGTGCCGGTGCAGGCCCGTTACCTGCGGCTGCGGCTGAGCACCGCCACCACGGCTGGCACCACCACGCTGAGCATCCACCAGTTCAACGACAGCCGTCAGTTCTGGCTGGCAACCCAGCCGGTCTCTGGCACGGTTACCGCCAACATCGGCACGGGATCCATTGCCGCTGGCACCAACGCCATTGGTGACGTCGGCGTTCAGTACCGAGCCAGCACAACGGGCGCTGCGTCGTTTGTTAGCTGCATGAGCCCTGCTACCCCAGCAGCTGGCACCATCAAAGGCTCTGCCGGTCGTTTGCTGGCATTCCGCTTGCAGAACAGCGCAGCGGCATTGCGGAGCGTCAAGATATTCAACGTCGCAACTCCGACCCTTGGCACAACCTCTGCGTCGTTTGAGATTGACATTCCCGCTGGTGGTGTTGCTGAGTTCACCATGACAGGTGGCATCGGTTTTGCCACGGCGATTACCTTTAGTGTCACCTCGGCCAAGGGGTTGACCGACAACACGGCCACCGGCCTGGCGGCCAATGACGTCTCCGGGTTCTTTGCTTTCGCCTGATCACCATGGCACTCCTCACTGGCTCCTCCTCCTACGCCGCGACCGTCGTCATCACACGGCCTAGCAACACCACTGCGTACACGGCAGGCGATGTCATTGGTGCTGCAGACGCAACCACTCCTGCCAATGCTGGCAGTTCCTTGCTGACCATTCCCAACATTGGTCCAGCGGGTGGCGTCATTGAAATCAAGTCCGTTGAGCTGTTCATTTCAGATACAGCTCCTCCTAGCGGCATGGACGCTTTTCGGCTGCACCTCTACAACAGTCCACCTGCAGTCGTTCTGGATAACGCATCGTTTGACTTAACGTCTGCAGAAGTTGGACGGTATCTTGGGTTTATCAACCTGTCGACGCCAGTTGACCTGGGCAGCATGATCTTTACGTCAACCGTAGACGTGAATCGTGTGATTCGTTTGCTGCCGTACAGCCGGACGCTGTTCGCAGAACTGGAAACACGTGGGGCTTACACTCCGGCGTCCGGCACTGTTCATACCATCAAGCTAAATGCCGTTGAGGTGGACGTCGCCACCACTGACAGCGAGAACCTGCTGTGGGCGTATGCCGGTGGTGCTGTGCCCACCCTGGACCTGGAGTTTGCCAGGACCAAGACCCTCAACAACCAGGTGACCAGCACCCCGCCGGTCACCTTCACCCGCGCCAGCAGTGCGACCTTCATCGACAGCGCGGGAAGGCTGCAGACGGCGGCTGTGGATGTGCCGAGGTTTGACCACAACCCCACGACCGGCGAAAGCCTGGGCCTGCTGGTGGAGGAGCAGAGGACGAACAGCCTGACGTATTCAGAGGACACTAGCCAATGGCTGACACCGACAAACATCACCCTGTCGCAAAACCAAACGACCGCTCCAGATGGTGCTTCAACGGCTGATCAATACCTAGAAACGGCAGCAACTGGCTTGCACGTTCAAGATGGTATGCCTTTTACGTTTGTTACCAGCACAGCCTATACGTACTCTGTTTTTGTCAAAAGCATTGGCGGTAGAAACTTTGAGATTGGCTACCCGCCTACTACTTTTACAAACAGATTTGCCCGCTTTAACCTTTCTGGCAGCGGTTCGGTTCAAGGTTCTGATGCTGGCGTGACCGCTAGCATCCAAGCCTATGCAAATGGCTGGTATAGGTGTTCCGCGACTAACACATGTGCGTTGGGCGCTTCTGCACGAATAAGCAATTTTGCTAATAATGATAGCTTTGCTAGGTCTTACGCTGGTGATGTTACCAAAGGATTGTTCATTTGGGGCGCCCAACTAGAAGCCGGAGCCTTCCCCACCAGTTACATCCCCACCACCACCGCCGCAGTCACCCGCAGCGCGGACGTTGCCAGCATCACGGGGGCAAACTTCAGCAGCTGGTATCGGCAGGATGAGGGGACGGTGTTTGCAAGTGCGGGCGTGCAAGATTTTACGCAAACAAATTTCCCAAGATTGTTTAGCCTTGACAGAGCCGATGTTAGCAGTAATTTTATTGCCGCAGTGCGAGGCAGTAGCACTCGCAGACTGGACTACAGCGTTTTCGCGGATGGCACAGGCCAAGCAGTCGGACTCAACAATGGAATTGCACCTGCTGCTAACACTACTGCAAACGGCGCATGGGTTTACAAAGCAAATGATTTCGTCGGCGCTGTTAACGGTGTGCTGACTAATTCTGATACTTCTGGCTCTGCGCCTACTCTGTTGACTACGTTTGGTATCGGAATGCAAGGTAATGCCACGCTGCACTACAACGGCACCATCAAGCGCCTCACCTTCTTCCCCCAGCGCCTCCCGAACAGCACTTTGCAGGCGATCACGCAATGACGCACTACCTCCGCTTCCCCGACGAATTTACCGGCATGGCTGCGCTGGATGCTGCTGGCCTTACCACCACCAATGAAGACGGCGACATCATGGTGCTCACCGCCAGCCACACGCACGCGCTGGATGTGGTCGGCCCCATCTACAAAGGCGGCACCTACGACCCCGACACCGGCGAGGTGCTTACTCCCCCCACGCTGCTGAGCGGCTGGCACGTCAACTACGTGGGCGACCTCCCCGACGGCTGGGACGCTTACCTCGTCGAGCCCAAACACCCATCGAGGGTATTCGCGTGACCATCACCGAGAACCTAGACGCATTCCTGGATGACTTCGGCGTGACATGCACTGCCGGAGCGGTGACTGCACTGGGCATTCTTGACATGCCATCTCAGGTGCTGCTCAGTGATGCGATCTTGAGCACTGACTACACCT